AGATTATTCACAACGCACAAGCGGTCAAATATGACTTGATACAGCAGTTTGAAGCAAGTACAGGTATAATCTTACCCAGCGGAGTAAAAAGCAACTTATGCACGCAACCAGTACCGATTTTAGGTAAAGAGCTGGCTGTTATGAAACTACAAATAAAGGAAACTAAAAAATGACATTAAGAAAATTAAGTGATGAAGAAAAACAAGAAATTAATAACCTTGATTTAACTCATGAAGACATGTATAAAATGCTGAAAGTTCAACCAGATATTGAAATAAAAAATATTACAATTGAAGCCTTATTTAAAGATGACGATTTACTCGCAGTTACACCACAGTTTGATGATATTTCAAACCTTGAAGCTGTCAATATCTTACTTAATGTGTTAGTTGCAGACGCTAGGGGCTGTACAGACATAGATAGCTTTATCAAGACTATTATTTCTATGTGGGGAACTTATGACGAAGCGGAGGGGAAGCTATGAAACTTAAAGAATTACAAAAATTAGACCAAAATATTATTAAATTTCTTGCTGAACATAGAGGAATTGACCGAGCTGTTAAAGGCAAGATTTTAGCACAAGCCCTTGATATTGATTTTAGAACTTTACAGAGCAGAATTGAGTACCTGCACAAACAGGGTTGCGCCATTGGTTCGATTGATAACGGCTATTTTATCCCAACTAATGAGGAAGAACGCAGAGCTGGAATCATAAAGAAACAACGGACAGGCATTGCGATTAATAACGCAGTCAATGGCTACACCCTTGCAGAACTTGATTGGATTGACCAACTCTTTGAGGAGGACTGACGATTGACACCAAAAGAACAAGCCCTAAACTGTGTTAGTCGTGGCTTTTCTGTTATCGCTGGTTATCCAGCAGGTAAAAGCGAGAGAGCTGTTATAAAAGGAACTTCAAGCGGAACACTTGACGAAATCACATTGAGCGCGTGGTTTGATGAAATACCGAACCGCAACATTATGATTAATCTTAGAAATAGTGGTTTGATTTGTATTGACTTAGACCAGCACCAAAACGGACAGAATGGGCGGAGTGTTTTCAGTCGCTTGTGGAATGAACACAGCGAGGGGGAAATATTAAGTACCTATGTCGAGAAGACACCCACAGGCAACGGCTTACACGTTTTCTTTAAAGTTCCGAAAGAGATATTCAATAAATCTCTTGTAAGTGAACTAGCGGACGGCGTAGAGATAAAAACACACTTCACACCCATATATCCGAGCAAACGGATAGACGGCGATTATATGCCTTTGAATGATACAGAAACTAACGAGCCTTTAACTTTCGATAGTCTTTGCGATTGTCCTGACTGGTTACTAGAAATGATACAACGACCACAGGCACGCGCAACGACTGGCACAAGTAGGCGTACTTATGGCGCTGAAATGTGGGAATTATTCAACCAAGGCGCACGAAAAGGCAACCGAAACAACGATACAAATCGAATACTTCACTACTGGAGAAAAATCGGCATTGATAACAATCATTGCATGGACTTATTGCGAACTTTTAACAACCGAACCAGTCCGCCCTTACCTGATGACGAGCTGGCGACCATTTGGAAAAGTGTATTCAAGATGAAATAGAAAGGAAGTCATGACAGACCAATTAGAAAAACTTGTGGCAGAAACACCACAGGAAAACGTAAGAAGTCCCAAACCTAAAATAGAGGACTTCACGGAATATGGCGAGGGCGGAACAAAAAGCGTAAGTATTACAGCTTATAGCGAAGCTGTCCTTGATTGGATTGAACAAGAAAAAGAAATCATTAATCACCCTGATTATGTCAAAGCAAACACTCAAACGCTTAGAGCTGTTAGAAAACTATTCTTTGAACATCGTAACTTATTTTTAAGTACACCGAAAGCAGACGGTAACGCACCCAAGTCACTAAGTCCCTTAGATACGGCTAGAATTATCTATAAAACGCTCAAAGTCATCAAACTAGACCACCAAAGCGGACTGTTAGGCATTTATAACCCTGAACTAGGAATATATGAAACGAACGAAAATTTTTTTCATCGGCTCATTTATTGGCTAGAACCGTCTTATAGTCAAGCACGTTCTAAAGAAGTCTTATTCAAACTTGAAACCTTAGCAGAGGTTAAACAGCAAACCGCAGAGGCTCATCTTATCCCAGTTGCGAACGGTATTTTTAACAAGAAAAAGCAGAAATTAGAGCCGTTTAATGCTAAGTATGTCTTTACTTCTACTATTTCAACACGCTACAATGCACGCGCTGAACCTCCTAATATAGACGGTTGGGACGTTGATAGCTGGCTACTTGACTTAATGAGTGGAGATAAAGAACTTGTCAATCTCTTATGGCAGATTATTTCCGCAAGCACTAACGGCAACTACTCCTATCGTAAAGGTGTCTGGCTAGTCGGTAAAGGAAATGACGGCAAAGGAACATTTCAGAGCTTGATTATGAATTTAATCGGACGTGAGAACGTGGCAAGTGTCAAAGTAGAACAGTTTTCGGAACGGTTCGCCCTTTCCCAAGTCGTTGGCAAAACTTGCATTATCGGAGATGACAGCCAAGTCAGCTACTTAGACAATGCAGGAAATTACTTTTCTGTGGTTACTGGCGACCCAGTACCGATTGAAGCGAAAGGAAAACAACCAACTTTGGCAGTATTTAACAAGCTGGTTATTCAATCGACTAACTTCTTACCCAAGTTTAGAAACAAGTCAAATGGAACATACAGACGTTTGCTTATCGTGCCTTTTGAAAAGTCTTTTAATGCCGATAATGATAATTGGAAAATCAAAGATGACTATATTAAACGCAAAGACGTTTTAGAGTATGTGCTTAAAATTGCGTTATCCCTTAACTTTGAGAAGTTTGACGAACCAAAAGCCACACAAGGGCTATTAGATGACTTCAAAATTAGCAATGACAATGTACTAGCCTTTGTAAATGATACATTTGAGGAGTTTGTCAGTGATTTTCTACCGACTACTTTTCTAAGTGCCTTATATCGTGCATGGTGTGAAGATGAGGGAGTGAAGCCATTTACTAAGCGAGAATTTGAAAACAAACTACCTGATTATGTCAAAGACCAATGGAAAAAGACCGTACAGCGACCGAACAGCGCAGGATTTAACAGAGCGATCGACTTACACCGAGCCGAGGAGTACGAGCTTTTCAGACGGCTGTTTTACTGGGACGATGAGAAACAGAAAAAAGTTACTAAAGGTTACTTACGCAAGAAAAAATAAAAGTGTTACTGTACTTCGGTAACACGTTACTGTTATAAGTAACAGCTTTAGGCGCGTGGTTAAGCCGTTTATAGCATTCTGTTACTCTGTTACCGCAAAAACACCTACTAGCTAGGAATTTATCAGAGGAAATAAAAACATGAAAAAAGCACGATGTCCGACAACTTGAATTGTTGACAAATGTTGACATAAAAAATACTACAAATTACTACATAGAAAAATCGGAGAAAATCAAATGAGCCAAAATACAAAAACAATCTTATCTAACCTTTTCACGCTGACAAGTGAACTTTCAGAACCAACTTCTAAATTGATTCATATTGAGGGAGCGAACGAAACACCAGCTACTCAAAAAGACTTAGCGAAAGGATTGCGTGAGAACCTAGTCAACCTTACAGAAGTTTTGGGCTTATCTGTGGACGAACTGACAGAACCGCAAGAGTATGAACCACAGGAAACAGTAAAATCAATCATTGAGGAAATGCAACAACTGACCTTTGCACCTCATGAAATATCAGGCAATGACACGCAAGTTTTCGCGGACTTACTAACTGATAGTATCGAGCGTTTAGTTAAGGCGTTAGGATTGAATGAAATGAGCCTATCAGCAGAGAATAAAAACAAACCGCATGAATTGGCACTCAAAGCACAGTTACAAGACTTATACTCCCTTAATGATTCAATGGTTACCTCTGACCCTAACCACGTACCAAGATATACAGACGGAACAATTATCACATTGTCTGATTTAGTAGATATGAATGTACAAGCCTTAGATAATATCGCGGAACTCATCGGCTTTGAGTTAGAAGAATAAATAAAAATGCCTAGTTTATAGCTGGGCTTTTAGTTGTTATGTGGAAATAAAAACTTGTCAAAACTTGTCATTTTACTTTGCTATAATTAATAAAGGACATATAAACAGAAACGAGGGGAAACAATGACACCTAAACAGCGGAAATTTTGCGATGAATATATTAAAACAGGAAACGCCACGCAGTCGGCTATTAATGCAGGGTATAGCCAAAAGACGGCTTACAGTATCGGAACAGAGAACCTGAAAAAACCTGAACTAAAAAAATACATTGACAGTAAGTTAAAATCAATCTCTGATAACGCCATAGCAACCGCAGAGGAAACCCTAGGAATATTAACTAAGATAGTACGCGGAGAGCATACAGAGCAAGTGATAACAGCAGAGGGCGATGTCATAGACAAACACCCTGATACTAATCAAGTAATTAGGGCAAGTTCTGAAATCCTAAAACGTTACCCACTTGCACAAGATATTAATATCAACGGAAATTTGAGCGTGAGCAACCCTTTTGAAAATCTAACAGAGGAAGAACTTAGAATCTTAGCCAGCAGAGATGAGGAATAATGACAGTAAGATATTATTGGGGAAGACCCAAAGACGTTATAAGGTGGTATCTTAGAGGAACTTTATATCTTAGCGCTCAAAGCAGACAGTCATATATTGAAAAAAACTGGAGCTGAACTAGGTAACTTACCAAGACTTCTAAAATTATTAGATAATCTTGATGAGTTATTTGACACAGTCAATACTGACAGCATAGCTCTATTATGTTTGAGGTATGTAGAGCTACTAAGTATTGCAGAGACCACGGAACGTACAGGACAATCAGCTTATCAGATTACGGCTAAGACAGGCAAGGTTATGAAGAAAGCTAAAGAAATTATAGCAAAAGCATGATATGATAGAACTATCAAAAGTCGCAGAAATGCGCGTGGTATAATAAGTTCAGGAAAGTATCTCTGATTGTAGAGATACTTTTTTGTTAATAATTAATTACTTAAAACATATAACGGAGTATAGCAATTTACAAATTATAACATTTATTGTATAATTAAATTACCTAAAAGGTAATCTCATCCCTTTGGGGCGAGATTCTTGGAGGTATTGATGCAGGTACAGTACAATGATAGACACACAGAAAAACAATGCAAAAGTCTTAAACAAGCCAAAAAAGACTTTTCCGATATTGCTAATAAACTACATAAGTTAATAAATTTCATTGAAAATGCTGATAGTTTATCAGATATTATTTCTTTCCCTTCATACAATTTCCATGGATTGAAAGGGAAAAGAAAGGGGCAATATGCCTTAGATATCAACGGAAGAAAGAGTTCATATAGATTAATTGTTTGTTTTGAAAAACATGATATTGAACTTATCTTTTCAGAGCCTAATTCAATTAAGATAATACAAATCGAGGAGGTCAGCAACCATTATGAGTAATAACGAAACTAGTTACAAAGACTTAATTGCTTTTCATCCCGGGTCATATATTGAAGAAATCATTGAGGATTTAAATATCACTCAAAAAGAATTTGCGGAAAGATTAGGAGTCTCTCCTAAAATGATAAGTAAGCTAGTCAATGCTGAAGAATCAATTAGTAAAGAGACTGCGAATAAACTTGCTAAAGTGACAGGTATAAGTATATCAACGTGGTTAAAACTACAAAACACCTATGATATCAAAGTGATTGAAATAGAAGAACAACAAAAGCAAGATGAAGTCAGTATCTGTGAAATGATTGATTTTAAATATTTTAAACAAAATGGATTTGTGGAAAATAAGACATATTCGGTGAAGGAAAAGATCGTTGAACTTAGAAAACTTCTACGAATTGCAAGCCTTAGTTACCTAAATGAATTTAATAATGCAGTTAGTTATCGTAACACCAAAGGATTTTCGGAAGAAAAAAATATAGTCAATTCTAATGTTGTGTTAGAGTTAGCTACCAATAACTCTAGAAATATAACAGATAATAAACTCAACAAAGCTAGATTAGAAAAAAAATTACCCGAAATCCGAAAAATGACATTGCAAGATCCTGGGAAATTTTACCCAGAGCTGAAAGAAATGCTGCTAGAATGTGGTATTATATTATATGGAATGCCTAAATTAACAAATGCTTATTTAAATGGAGCAACTAAAAAATTTCAAAACGGTAGCGTTTTATTACTGATAACTGATAGAAATAAGAGTTCTGACATATTTTGGTTTTCTTTATTTCATGAATTGGGGCATATTTTAAATAATGATTTTTATTCAAACCATGAAGATAAAGAAGCATATAAAGCAAAAGAAGAAAATGCTGATTTATTTGCTAGAAATATCTTGCTACCTCAAGATAAATACTTAGAATTTATAGATATGGGTAGATACACAGAAGAAACAATTAAATCGTTTGCGATAGAAATGAAAATTCACCCAAGCATTATTGTAGGGCGCCTACAAAATGATAAGAAAATTGAACGAAATATGTATAATTACTTCAAAATTAACTATAATATCTGTTTAAAATAATATAATTTATAGTGAAAAGTTCGCTTTTGTAAGACGAGCTTTTTTTATAATCATTAAAGGAACAGCTCAATGAACTATATAGAGTTTAATATCAGATTATATTTCACAGGCACAATGAAGTCATGGACTGATAGGATAGACTGCACAGAACAAGCACAGCACGCGCGTGAGGTTGATTGAATATAATTTACCCCAAAACATATTAAAAGCTCACAGACAGTAAACTATGGGCTGTCGGTTAGGTATCCCCCCACTTCTTAAGTATTTCAAAACTTTTAAAAAGAACCGAGTGAGTTTAGCTTTTTCCAAGTGTACAAAGTTCTGAAAAACTTTTTTTCTTAGAGAGAATGGCTTAACATCAAAGGCTAAGAGATTTTTAAACGCTTGAACACAGGGAGAAAAAGGGCTGTTTTTTGCAATAACATATATAAAAAAATAGCTTAGACATATTTCAAAAAATAAGAATCGCTCAACCGTGGGAATCTCAAAATATTTTTTTACGTTCGTTTAAAAAAATCAGTAAAATAAAAAGCCATATATCGTTGATATACAGCCCCTTGCCTGACAAAAATTTGTTCATTTTTTTACGCTTTTTACTACGTTCGTGTTTTTTTACGCTTTTTACTACGTTTAAAAACATGTATATTTGGTTCTAATGGGTCGTATTTTCATTGCATAATTGCATAAAACAACCTTTTTACCCTCTATTTGGCTCTAATGGGTTGCCGTGATATAATAAAGCTATGTCTAAAAAGCAAAAATTAAAGAAAACACTTGTAGAACAAATTCTT